GCTACATGGATTAGTTCCAAAATCATAGGAAGCATCTCGTCGCTCGTTCTTTGCAGCTTGCTTTTGACTTGCGACTCTAGAGAACATACCTCGCTCTCCTGAACGGGACTCGTATAAACTTTTCCACTCATTTAAAAATGCCTCGAAGTCTGGCTTCTCTGTATAACAAGCACTGTTGTTTGCTAGTCCTCGTTGAGGATTATCTTGCCACCACTGGCCTGACTTGCATCTTCGGAGTCTATCGTCAGTGAGGTTAGACAGACTGATGAGAGCGGACCTGCGTACACCGCCGACGACAACGATCTGTGCAATCTTACAGCAGATATCATGACATTCGATGGAGCTAAGTTTACGTCCAGCAGCCTCCCGAAAGACGCTGACTGTGAAGTTGAACAGATCGACAAGAGGCTCTGGACCAGATGCTCTACCTCCGAAGGTCTTAAGGGATGCCCCTGCAAGTCGTACTCCAGACACGTCCCATTTAGGAAGTTGGCCTGAATAGAGCAAGCTAACAAGTTCCCTGTAAGCTTTAGCCCATCAAATTTTGCTGTCGGCGACGTGTATAACTGAATCGGTATCATGAAATTCCTCTGCTACTTCTGGTAGTTTAGATACGTATTGTCGTTCAACAGAGTAGCCTACGCCTGTACCGCACATAAGTACGTACATCATCTCGTCAAACGCTTTAGGGTGGTCAATAGGTAGGTAGCTACAGTTAAAGCCAGCTACGTTGTCACGGTCAAGAGCCTCACCAGCGGTCATCAGTGCTCTCATGCTGGGCATAACGTCCATGTCGTGAATGTCTTTAAAGATACCATTAGCTTGTTCTAGTGTTAACTTACCCTTCTCAATCCAGAAGTTTAAGTACCTGTCAATTGTTTCTTCCCAAGTCTCACGTCGCTGTTGCTCTGGTAAGTAACGTGCGTAGCGTGACTTGTGTATATACTGTTGATATGCGTCCATTAATTCATTTCCTTGATTAGTCGTTCAATATACCACTTACATTTACGTAAGTCTTCAACGGGTTTACCTTTGTAGTCGTAACGCCAGAGGTACTTTAGTGCGTTACCCTTGAGATAACCATTGAACTCGTTATCAGGCATGGACGCTTTAATGGCTTCGATGGCTTCGATTGCTCCTTTGTTGTAGTGGTCAGGCTGCTCTACAGGATCTGGTGTCTTCCTAATAGATAAGTTATTTAGTGCCGTTAAGGTGTCCCAATCTTTCGGAGTCGCTTCATCAATACTCATTTTCTTCCTCCTCTAACTCTTCTTCAAACACGTCAAGTCTATTAATTAGTTTGTCCTCAAAGCGATCTAGCAATTGCTCCGATGTAATCTTTAAAGCCTCTAGAAGATCGTCAGGATCATAGGTCTTTAAAAGCCTATCCTTAATTTCCTCTAGCGTTAGCGACATAACTAATCAACTCCTGTAGTGTATCTATATTATACCACAGTATTCCTTCTTTGTCACACCATTGTGACATAGTCATTTTGGCACCTTTACGTATTTTCTTGTTGGGTTGCATCAGAACAAAGATTAGCTCTTGTCCTTCTGGGAGGCTGTCCCTGATGCTTGTGTATTTTTTGGTGTCTCCATCTCTGAAATATCCTTTGCACTCAATAAGATATAAACCGCTAACATCAACGAAGTCAGGGCGGTAGCTCCTAGCAATAGTGTAAGGAATAGTGAAAGGTTCATAGTTAAACTCCTTTAGTATTTTACTAACGTCTTCTTCAAAAGTACTTCTAAATTTTGATCTCTTGGACCTTCGGTTCATTAAATACCTCTACTAAATAGCGTGGTCCTGAAGAGTAAGCAAAAGCTCTTACATCAGGCCAACAATTCTTTTTATAGGAACAGTAGGAACACCCTATGTCCAACTTCATGTTGCCGCTCTTGCCGTCCTCCTTGGGCTGGTGACAGTGCTCAGGAGGCTCCGGTTGCAACACCATCTGCTTAACGTGGTCAACGTGTTCACCGATGTCATAACCAATCTTCTCATGTACAGGCGCTTGAGTGTCCTCTTCGTCGTACATGAGGTACGTCAAGTGCCCATTCTGTTTGTCCATTGCTAACCATCCGAACTTAGTAGCGCCTTCTGAATTCGCATATCCCTTAATTTGCGCCACGTAGCCAAACGGGTCGTCATAAGCCATAGAGCCGTCTTTGAATTTCCTAAACCCAAATGTTGAAACAGACTTGACGTCCGTGACAACACCGTCAATCTTGCAGTCCATAGAGCCAGTAATACCGTTAACTTCACACTTCTTCTGTTCATCTGTGACCTCATGTCCTGCTGCACGTGTAAGAAAAAGTAACATCTCTTCGATCAAGTGTCCGTAAAGAAACTTAACGTAAGTACTAGGCTGCATGTCGTCCAGCTTCTCTACGTCGTTGTAAACATTCCATAAGAAGCGGTCACTGCGTCCTATGTTGGACATGCGTAACTTACGGGAGTTGTCCCGCTTTTGTGTAAACTCTTGACGCATAAGGTTCTTAACGCCTTCACCAAACTCCTCAATACAGTGTTCAATGTCAACACCCTCTGGCACATCTTTAGTCTCAACCAGTTTGTAGATGTCACTTATCAATGTATGGATATTTTTCATTTTAATTGCTCCAAGTAATCTATGGCTCTTAAAAGCCTATCTATGTCGTCCTTAAAACCACCTAAAGTTCTGTTACAAGAATGACATAACCAGCCTCTGAACTCGTTTGTTTCGTGACAATGATCTAAAACCCAAGGACTCTTGTGTGTCTTTCCTCCTAATCCTAGCACATCTTCTCCTTTTCTGAGACAGATAGGACAGTTATAATCTTCAGGAGGGTAAGAGTTAGTTTTCTTTAAGTGCTCAATAACTTTCCTCATGTGTGTCAGACACTTATTACACTCAGTTCTTAAGTAAGGTCTACCTGAGTTCCTAGAGAAAAAAGAAACAGGCAAATCTTTTTCACACTTTACACACCAACTGGTATCTCCCTTTATTTCATAATCTTCTTCATCTATAAAACTGTACTGTTTTGTTAATGAGTCTCCGCCCACGTAGTACCTACCTTATATTCTCCGTCCAAAGGACATCGTAAGTCAAAAGCCACACCTGAAGCCTTAAGGCACTCTACTGCCAACCAACCATACTTCTCTGCATGGTTAGTGACTACTTCGGCTTGAACCTCGTCATGTATGTTACCTAGAAACCTGTAGTCCAGTTTCCATTGGTTGGCGTACTCATCTAAGATAACAAGGGCCTTCTTCATAACAATAGCTCCAGCAGCTTGTAACAACGTATTTAATGCAGCATGTTCAGATCTAACTCTAAGCCTTCTTCCATCAAGTCCTCTGAGATAACCTCTCCCAGATGCTCTACCAACCCGTTCTCGTAGACTTTCAAGAGCAGGTGTATTTCGTAGAAATCTCTGTTTAAGATCTCCACCATCTCTTGCGCTTCCTCCAACGATAGCTCCAATTTTTGCATCTCCGGCTCCGTAAAGGAAAGCGTAGATGAAAGTCTTTGCTTGAGGTCTTGTTTCAAGTCCCGCAGCCATTTGATTTCTTGTGTGAATGTCTTCGGTGAGAAGGACATTAGTAAACTCCTTGTCGTCCATGTAGTGGGCTAACATGCGTAGTTCAAGGCCACTAGCGTCAAAACCTACGAGTTTCTTACCTTCAGGTACAGTCCAACAGGAGCGACACTCTTTACCGTAGGGGCTGTGTCCAGCCGGTACTTGAGCCATATTAGGATTCTGGTGTGTCATCCTTCCAGTAACAGCACCGTTGCTAATGACTCTTCCGTGTACTCTACCGTCCTCCTTGACAGCTTCCAACCAAGAGAGTACCTGAGCATGTCTCTTCTGAAGCAACAGATATTCCAAAACTTTTGCCGCTTCTGGGACATGACTGTTTTGCTTAAGCGTCTTCTCATCGACAACAGGCTTTCCACTTGGCGTGACTTCTGTCCACACAGCGCCTTTTGTTTTAAGTCTCTCTGCAACTTGTTGCCGTGACCCAACGTTAAAAACCGTAACTTTATCTTTAAGGCGCTTCTTGGTTTTCTCAGAGAACCTTTCTTCGATAATGGGTGGAAACATCTCTTGTAATTCGGCTTGTATGTCATTCATACCTTCCTTGAA